AAATTGCTTTGCATGACGTTGTTATCTTCAGCGCCGATAATGTGCTGCACGGCTCCAGCGGCCTTGATGCCTGAATTTGTCGTAATGACGATATTGCCGTCACCATTCGAGGTTAATAGCACCTGACGTTTTCTCGCGTATGTCTCGATAAATGAGAAGGCATTATCCCCAGGCTCTGGCGCGGCTATATCTTCAGCCGCACTATACGGCTCAGGGCTAGCCTCGTCGATCACCGCTATACTTGCACCAACATGCGCGATCACTTGTTCTATCAGGGCTTTAAGGGTTAGATTTTCGCCCCCTAAGTCGTCGATATTACCTATGGTGCTGTCTAATAAATCGGCTGTCTTATCTCTGCCGCTAACAGCAATAATATGATCTGTGCCGTCGTAATCAACAGAGACAATCTCTATATTTCCGGTTAAAACTTTCTCACCGTCAACAATCACACTGCAGGGGTCTGTCGCTTTGAACGGCAACGCCTGCCCCCCTGGAGCAACCGCATTGAATGAAAAGCTGTTGCTCAACGAATCAAGGCGAATCTGGCACTTGGCAGATGTGAAATTGGTGTATTGAACGCCATTAACCTCCAATCTCATTCGGTAAACACCTGAACGTCACCTTCGACAAACGAAACGTCACTGAAGTCATTAAGGGCCACAATATCCTGACCCCTTTCATCGTTACCGTAATAATTAAAGGCCAGTATTCGAGCTGTGGTCGGGCTTGTATGGACGGTTATCACCTGGCTAGCTTTGACGCGCGCATCATCAAAAGCATCGATCACTTTAACGCGCATATCAGTGGCTGAATCTTTTACTTCCTGCGCTGCCCCGCTATTTATTACCGCATCGTACTGAGCGTCAAGATCAACGGCTATTTCGTCGATTTCGCTTGCCGTTTCAAAGTCTATGCCGACCGCTGCAAGGTACGAATAACCCAGCGCCGCACTCGCCACGGCACCATTCATTGTGGCATTGTTAGCATTCTTCTCTATGCGGCCCGCTGTATTGTTGATCGATACATCGTCATCATCTCCAAACTCAAAAAAGCCTTTGAAAGTGTCGAGCGTAGCTGATGGAGAAGAGTAAAGTCCGTTAACGCTTTCAAACATTCCTATTATAGAGTCGGCCAACTCAGTCGGCTCTGACACAAGACTATTCACGCTGGCAGATAGCCCGCCAACAAGCGCATTAAACTCATTAAGGGTATCCGCAGCAACCCCTATAAACGATGTCGAATCTATAGCAGAGTCGATAACGCCTTCAACTTTAGATACAGCATCGCTAAAGTTTCCTATGAATTGCTCAGTAACAGAAAAATTACCCGCTATATCATCGTTGATAGCGGACAACAGGCTTTCGTTTGCATCTGCAATCTCTGATATGGAATTTCCAAAACTTACTGGGATTCCCGTGCTGTTATCGACTTCAAAATTAACGCTTATGCTTGAATCGCCAAAGGATGAAAACGACTCATTCAGGCTATAGCTAACCGCAACAACACTTTCTATGCGGCCATACATAGGGTGAATAAGAACGCCCGGCGACTTATCCTCTAATGCCGCGAGTAATTTGCCGCGGTAATCAAAATAGCTCTGGTCGGTCTTCTCGCTGATGATGATTTCCAGAGAGTACTTGCGTGGCTGTAGCCCTAAAATCTCTACGCTTTGCGTGTCTCGCCCTGGGAATTGCTTAACCGCTGCCTTAAGCCCGCCCTCAATGCTGCCTGAGTTTATCGATACCGGAACATCTTTATAGAAACCGGCTAGAATTTGCAGCTCGTCTGCCATTACAGCGCCGCCATATTCATACCGAGATTAAGACCTTTGCTCTTCGCTGTCATGCTGGTACTGTCAATCTTTGATCCCGGCGCTGCTGATACTGCTATCTGACCGTTAATAGTTCCGCTGGATGGCTGAACGGGGGCGCTAGGTGATTCTATGGTTTTAATCTGAATACTTCCAAGCCCTAGCTTTTCGGCTACAAAGCTCAAAGGGCCAAGCAAGCTATTGATGCCAATAATGGCAAAATTAACAAAGTTGGTTAGGCCCGACATCAGGCCATCCCACATTCCACTAAAGAACTCGCCTATCTTGTCGGCTGTATCACTAACGAATGACGCTAGCTGCCCCCATATAATCTTCGCGCTGGTCACGATCTTTTTCCAGTTAGCGGCAAGCAACACGCCAGCCACGATCAGTGCAGCTATAGCAGCGCCAATAAGTAATATCGGTAAACTAATCACGCTGAACGCTATGGCAATCCCGCTCAAGACCAAGAGCAATGGGCCACCAATGGCAACCAATCCGGTGAGAACTAAAACAATCTTTTTCATGCCAGGTGATAGCTTATTAAGCCAACCCGATATGCTAATGATCCATAATTGCAGTTGAGTAGCCAAAGGAATCAACAACTTGCCAAATGTTTCCGCTGTTTTCTTACTGCTTTCTGCGGCGCGTCTTTGAACGCTGGCGTAGTCATCCCATGTGCGGCTAACGTCGCCTATGGCTTTACGGCTTTGCTGCTGGGCTTGCTTTAGTATCGCGACAGCTTTTGCTTGCTGCTGGGTAATCCCTTTGGCTTGAGATATTCGCTTGACCTGATCCCTGAAGTCCTTGGTATTTTGACGAACCACAATGCCTAATGACTTGGCGCTTTCGGTTTCTCCCAGCAATGCTTTTGTTAGAGCCGAACTTGCCGCGTCAACGCCGCCTTCGACATTCTGGAAGGAAGTTAAATCAGCGGCTAACTCATTCACCTTTCTCGACATTTCCAGAGCTGCATCACCGCTGAACCCAAAGCCAACCAGAAGGTCTCCCGTGTCGCCTATGAGTTTTCTTGCTGTCGATCCTGCTGTTCCGAAACTTTTAGAGAAATCGTTAGCTACCTTGTTAGCCTTGCCCTTAACATCATCAAAGACAGCATTGAATTTGTTGGCCGTTTCCGTGGCATCACTAGCAGCAGCGATCATCTTTTGCCCCATAAGAGCAATCGGCACAGTGACAGCAGCCGTCATTATTGCGCCGGTTTTGGCTGCACTTCTGCCCAGTTCGCCTAGCGATGCCTGTGATTTTTTGGCGAATGACTTTACCGACCGACCGGCTTTGTTAGCATTTTTTGTTATTTTCTCAAACTGACGATTGACCTTCGCNGCGGTGCGACCGAACTGATCCTTTAANTGNATGATATAACTTACTTTTGATGTCATAAGCTATTTTCCTCGGTTCATTTCCTGCTTACGTTTAGCGTCAATTTCTCTGGTGCAATCAATAATATCGATAAATTCATCGACCGGCATATTCGCCAGCTCAGTGTAAGTCATGCCGCCCTCATAAAAGGCGCAAACTTTAGTTATCTCTAATCGATATGTTTTTACGTCCCATCCATCAGGGATGGCGCTATAAAATTTGCAATGTAGGCACCTACCAAGCCTTCAAAGTCTGATAGCTGCATTTTTTCCATGAGCGGGATGGTGAGATTTTCTTCGCCGTCAACCAGCGCTGCACCAGATTTAAATAAGCCCTGAGCATAAAGCAGGATTTTTGACATATCACCAGACCATCGATACATGAGCTGCATAACCTGGGTGCCATTGATATCTTCCGGTGCTTCACTTTGTTCTTGATCAATACCGTCAAGCGTTTCTGTTACTTCAGAAATTGCCGCTGTGAAGGCTTGCTTTATAGGCGTTGCGTTATCTAGCTGCTTAAAGCTGGGCGCAAACAAGGTGATAAAGCTAGCCGCTTGAGTCTCACCTTTAGCGGCATAGTCAAAAGGGTGCTTTAGCTCATAAATTATATCGCTCATACTGACCTCGCATAGTCATTAAGTGGCTGGGTTAGAATTAAACTCGATCTCAATGTTGCCGTCTGTTGCAGCGCTGGATTCGGGGTCTTCAAGAATTGCAGCCAACGTGAATACCTTGGCAAAATTGGTACCTGAAGGCCCAACCAGCTCGACAACGTTATTATTGTCGTTTGATTTCCACGCTCGCTTGTTTTTCTCGTTCTCGACAGTTGAAGGCATTGTGAATTTAACCATGCCAAACTTGCTCGAGAGGTCTTTGCTGAATACCTGTTCAGTCTGACCGCCGCCTACCACGGCATTACGCACGCTATATTCACCAAAGCCATCTTTCCAGCTAAGGGAGTCAGCGGTATAGGCTACCGGGTCATTGTTTACCAATATAGTAATATCATTGAGTTGGCTTGCCATGTGTATTCTCCTTATGCTGTCGTGCTGAACGCGATTTGCATGGTTGCGGCGATTTCTCTTAGCTGAGTCACTATCGGCACTTTCATCTGAATAGTGACCTTNCCCANCGCTTTGTCGATGGCAATNACCATATTGTCTTCAAAGTACAATAGCGCGGCCTCGCCAGACTCAAGCAACACGTAATCAACGCCGCTCAAGTCCTGGTAGAGCCGCTTCGAGTAAGACCGGATAACAGGTGCGTTTGCCATGTCCCGGCCTTTGACAATATCGCCTTCGGTTAACCTGGACTGAGCAAACCGCTTGCGGTAGTTGTTAAAGAAATACTCTCTAGCCTGGCTTGCCGTATCGACATAGTTCAAAAATCCAAACGTTACATCAGGATTTCCAGCGGAATCGGTTTTGTAAGTGGTGACAATTTCGCCAGTGATTACGCCGTTAGCCGCAATGTTGTTGCCCAGCAAGCTAATACCGGCATCTTTCAGTGTTTCAATTTCTGAATCATCAAACCCCCGACCAACGCTGATGGGAATCAGATCATCAAACGGCATGTTGAAGTAAGGCTTCGACGCTANNGCAGGCCCGCCAAAACTATCGAGTGGGCCGTTGGCTGTAATAATGAGATCAGCGATATTAAAGCCATCTGAATCAAGGCGAAGACCGCGATACCCAGCGAAAACGGCCGCTTTAACTAACGGTATTTCGACAATATCACCGCCTTGGTAATTAGTTTCGATCTCCTGTTTGCCGCCAAAAATCACTAGCGACTCACTGTTTAAGACTGAACCAAGGGCAGACAGGTTTGATAGCGTGTCGTTTAACGCGGTAAAACCAACGCCATCCAAAACAACACCGTCAGCATTGAATCGAGGATCAAGAAAGGCCCTTAGCTCGGTTGTGTCTGATGGGTAGCACCACACAACCGCCTGATAGCGCTGCCCTGCTACGGGGTCGAATACGCTGGTCAGCGTAGGGTCGGTAGCCCCGCCTGTCATCACCGTGACGCTGGTGGTAACTCCGGCCACTTCCTCGCGAACCTCAAGAGGGATNCTGTTGCCGTANGTGCCGCCNTTCTCTGCGGTAAANGTTACCGTCCCTGTGACATTAGCGGCTGATACCGGGCTGCTGGTGTCGGCAGTAATAGCCGCTTCAATAGCGTCGCCAATAACAGTGGCCGTATCACCGGAGGCCACAGCAATGGAGTATTTGTGATTACGCTCTGATCCGGCAATAACGGTTAGCGTTCCGGCCTCCGTAGCGGTTCCAGCCACGACTATCGTTCCTGTGGCATCGGACGCGCCGCCCGCATCGTCTAGCGGGATAACGTCAATCTGAACTTGCTGGTTGCGAATCTTGTTGGCACGGATCAGGGTAGCCAGCATAGACTTAGCACCAAACAAAGTATCTTCAGCGCCGCCGTTGGCGACATTCTGCACCAAGGCTCCGGCAGTAGCGCTACCAGCGCCAAGCATCTGACCAACAAACAAGATTTTTTGCCCGGTATTCTCCGCCGATTCTGACGAAGGAATAATGTTTACGTTTACTTTTGGCTGGTTAATTTGGGTCACTGGCTTTCTCCTTCTTCGGTTTGGTGATTATCTCACAGCAATTGTCTGTTTCCGCGTCTTTGAGGCGGTTTCGCCAGAATCTATCTAATGGTATCCCTTCACTATCGGTTTGGATAGCGATATTCCCTGTATAGCCGGGAACGCTATTTATCTTTAATTTCATATTGGTTCGTCGTCCAAGTTTATAGCTGTGGTGATCTCGCCGGTTCCTACGTCAAACGTCATATCAAGGTCAATATCACGGAAAGCCACATCGTCATCTGGCACATAAATATCTGACGGGCCTAGCTGAATCGTCGCCTCAAATGCGTATTGGTGCGCATAATAAGCGGTATTGTACGCCTGCAAACCGTGACCTGTAAGCATGAGTGGATTGTTATCGTTCTCCACTAAGGAGGGGAACTTAGCCGTCAAAACACTCTGGCAGATAGGTTTAAGCAGCTCTTCGCATCTGTCCCTGGATGACCTCCCTGCTATCTCTGCGCTTGATGGCAGAAAAACAAATAACTGAACCGTCTGGATAAGGCGCTGGTTAAAATAGTTGCCTCGCTGGATATTATCAGTGCTGTCGGTATCGATGTTGCGGTTTTTATCCGCTACCGCATCGCCAAGCACCACGAACAACCAAGCATTCTCAACGGCCTGCTTTGTGTAAGCATCTAGTAGCCGCTCAAAATCTACCGCTGCTGATATTCTCGGCGATGTCTTTGCAATAATAGTCCCTGATGCTGGCGTAAATAGCGTAGCGTCTGCGATCTCGTATTGAAAGGATGTGGCAGTCGGCACGGCTGTGATCTCTCGCAGCCCATTGTATGACTGAAAGGGGTTTGATCCGTTCAGAAGTAGAGGTGATCCTGTGGCCGTCACTGCGCCGCTATCTTCTACCTGGAACGTTATTTCCCTGCGATTTGGCACGCTCAATAGGTTAAACGTGCCGTTAAATTCAGTTTCAACCGACCCTGATAGCTGAACATCAAACCCGGCGTTTTCGGTTATATCGTGATCAGTGGCAGTAATCATGGTAGCGATAATGCCCACACGGGTAATACTGGTCGCCACAATCGGCGTTTGAGCGCCGGTAATGTTCGCTTGATCACCGACAATGCGACCGTGAGCCGTTGACGTGTCAGCAGTCACAGTAGTCCCCGAGCGCGTGAGGCTGGTTATCGCAAACTGATCTG